TGCGGCAGGTAGGACTCGAACCTACGATTACCGAATTATGAGTTCGGGGCTTTAACCAACTAAGCTACTGCCGCTAGTTAGTATATTATAACCGTAATGTGCCTGCCAGTCAATAGCGTCCTTCTCATCATTTAATAAAGGTTGTCCTTTTATATTCAAGCTCGTGTTTAATAAAATAGGAACACCAGTTTTTAAATAAAATTTATTTATTGCTCTCCATAAACCTCTGTGCTGTTCACGATTAACTGTTTGAACTCTTGAGGTTCCGTCAACGTGTACAACAGATGGTATCAAGTGAGGCTTTAAACACTTAACTGTGTATTGCATATATGGACTTGTAAAATCCATATCAAACCATTCGGATGCATGCTCTTCTAAAATTACTGGAGCAAAAGGCCTAAACAACTCTCTTTGTTTAATTAAGTTTACCTTATCTTTAATGTTTGGATCTCTTGGATCAGCAAGAATGCTTCTATTGCCTAAAGCTCTTGGGCCGTACTCTGCTCTACCTGATGCAACAGCAACAATTCCATCTGTTAATATTGAATTAACTATTTCTTCAACTGGATACTCTCCGCCCATATCATAGCCCAAATAAGGACCATTCCAATTTATATGTTTGCCATACATTGCTGCTGCTGCGCCTAATGAACTTCCAGCGTCCCCTGGGTTTGGCATTATCCAAACATCTTTAAATATCTTCCAAAGAAGCGTATTGGCAGATGAATTTAAAGCGCAACCACCCATAAAAACTAAATTATTTTTACCTGTTAGATCTTTTGCCATACGCATAAATTCATTTAGCCTTTGCTCATAAACAAACTGTACAGCTGCAGCAATATCAAATTTATCTTGATCTGACATTGGAAAATTCCAATCTATTATTCCTTTATGAAAATTATATGATTGTTTATAGTATTTTGGAAAATATTCATTTACTTCTTTGTAATACCTTCTCCAATCTCCATAGCCAGCCATTCCCATCATAATGTACTCTTCTTGATTTGGCATCAGCCCAATTAATTTAGTAAATGCTGAATAAAATAAACCAAAACTTACTGGGTAATTTTGTTTAAATCTTAGTTTAATTTTTTGGCCTTCTCCAACCCAAATTGTTGAGGTATTATATTCTCCAATTGCATCAAGCACAACAATTACTGCATCTGTAAATTTGCTTGTATAATATCCCGCACATGCGTGTGAATAATGATGCTTAAAAGATTTTCTTGGTATATCTTCTATATCAAATTTTGGTTTCCATTCCCCAGATCCGCCCTTTAAAAAAAGCCTGGAGGCCTTTAGAAGAGGCTTTTCGTAATAAGCTATGTAATCAGGTCTACCGTATGACAAAGCATCATTAACTAATTGATCATTAATATACCAATCATTTTTTTGCTTACTATATCTTTCTGCATGACCTGCAAATAATATCTCTCCATCTTTAATTAAAGAAACAGAAGCATCATGAGATGTCTCATTTATTCCTAATATTGTAGTCATTTATTCCTCTCAAAAACATTTCTGCAACATGTAAGTGCCTATGCACACCCCAATGTCCTCTTATATTTATATCTTTATAAGACTTCCAATCATCGGCAAGCATAAAATTTTTTCCATATAAATCTTTTTCTTTTTGATGGCAATTTGATTCAGTATAGCATTTTTTACCAGGTTCGTGTCTTATATCACAAAGTATATCTTTTCTTTCATCTTCCTCTCTTGAATGGAATTCTAAATTGTTTAAATAAATAAAATTTCTAAAAAAAGTTTTTTCAATATTATTTTTTATCCATGAGTTTTGTTCATCCATCCAAGTTGTCCATAACAAAACTATATTATTTGTATTACAATATGCTTCCAACATTTTAATATATTGAATTGATATTGTATGTGCAAATTCTTGTGGAATTATTTCTTCTGCAAGCAGTGGAGATTTAAAATATTTTGGCTTACTATCATAAGATATTGGCAAAGATAAAGAGTATTGTATAATTTTTTCATCTTCATAGAGCTCTGGCAACCTTCCACTTGTTATATGTTTTTTTGATGGTCTTGTATCATGAGATCTAGAAACCATTTCAATTCTTGTAAAATTTGAAAATAAACATAAAACATATTTTGGGTTACCAAACTCATTTACATAATCAAAAAAAGAATTAATATTAAACGGGACACCTTTTGCTGGCGCTCCTAAGTTATGAACTTTTTTATTTAAATATTTTCCAACATGATTTGGCCATGCAGATCCAGGATACACGCCCTGACCAAAAGTAAAAGAGCAGCCTAAAGCAACAATATCTGCAGCCTCTTTAAATTCTGAGCCTGCAAATCCAAATGAGTTTGTTTCAATATTTACAACAGTATAGCCACCACTTAGTTTATCAGTAGCGCATTTCCAAAGTTGGTCTGAATTTTCTTTATCCCATATCCATGGTTTCATTTTTTTATAATTCATTTAGACCACTTAAAAAAGTTTCTGCAATATGAATATGTCTATGCATGCCCCAATGTCTGCCTGGACCAATATGTGCATCTGAAGCAACATCAAAATTTTCTTCATCTTTATATTCATTATGACAATCAATATAGCTCAAACATTTTTTGTCTTTGCCGCAAATATGTTCAGGAGTTATATATCCACTTGCATTTTCTAAATTATAGTACTCTATGTATTTATTGCATAGCCTTTCATGAAGTAAATCACCCTCGCTATTATGCCAGTATTTCATTTCAGAAGAAACATAGTTTTTGAATCCAGTTTCTTTTATATTTTTATCTAACCAAATTTCTTCTTGTCTTGACCATGTTGTCCATATTAATTTTATATTACTAGCATTACAATAGGCTTCCAGCATTTTAATGTATTGAATTGATAAATCCATACCCATTTCTTTTGGCATTGTATATTCTGCTAAAAAGGGCTTGCCTACATATTTTTCTTGCTCAACATAAACATAACCTGGATAGATAGAGTATCTAATAATTTTATCTTGATCTAAATCCAGTTTTGGGAATTGATTGTACGCTGGAATCATTTTAGAAGATCTTGATGTTATTTGCTGTCTTAAAAATCCTGGGAAAAGACACAAAACAATTTTTGGATTTCCAAATTTATTAACATATGAAAAAAAATTATTAACAGACCAAGCTATAGATTTTCCTGCCCCTGCTAGGTTATGATAAGTCATATTAGTTCTTCCTGAAACAATATGGCCCCAAGTTTTTCCTTCTGGAACACCCAGTCCAAAAGTAAAAGAGCAGCCTAAACCAACTATATCAGCTTTTTCAATAAACTCTTCTCCTCTAAACCCCATAGAGTTACAAACTTGTTGCCAGTCCGAAATACTAGCATTTAATGGAAATGAAGCTTCATGCCATAGGTCGGCTTCATTTTTTGGATGAAAAACATGGTCTGGCAAAAAATTATTTTTACTCATTAATAAATAAATCTTTCTTTATCTTCATATTTTTTTCTTTTTATTTTATTTATAATTTTATAAAAATAATATTTTATATAAATCATTTTTTATTAACCCTTTCTAAAAAAATATTTGCAGCATGCAAATGCTTGTGTATACCCATATGTGCATTAGGCTTATCTGCTGCCTCAACAAATTCTTTTATATTTTTAAATTCTTCATGGCAATCAGAATATTTAATATTCCATTGAACTTCACAGCATTGATCTAAACAGTCTGAATCTACATATGATCTATGATAATTTGGAAAAAAAGATTTTAAATCATTCATAAATGATTTTGTTTTGTGATCCCATGTAGACCAGTAAAACTCTATGCCGTTTGACCTACAATATTGTTCTAGCATTAATATTACTCTAGCATTATAGTAATACCTAGTTTCTGGCCTAATAACTTCTTCTACTGGATAAGGAGATTTTAATATTTTTGAAACATATGAGTCGTCTATTACATCATTACTTGTTGCAAGATAATTTGATGTGGCACCTTGTCCAGACAATTTGATTGTGTGTTTATTTTGACCAAATGTAAATCTTTGTAGCGGAGGAAATAATCCAAAAACATATTTTGGATTTCCATGCTTTGCAACTAAGCTAAAAAATCTAACAACTTGATCAAATATACTGGCACCAGCTTTTGATAAGTTTATGTGATCTAATTCCATACTTTGAGATAAAAAGTTTCCCCAAGTGTTTTTGTAATCCTCGATGCCAACTCCAAAAGTTTGCGAGCAACCCAATATAACTATATCTTTATTATTACCTGCTATGTTTGGTCCACGAGATCCAAAGTCATTTAGTTTATATTGATAATTATGTCTTGGCATTTCTATTATTTCATTAATTAAATTATAGCTTTCAACTGATGGAATATGCTGTGAAAAAATTTGCATCTTTTCTTTTTTTACATCAGACTCATTAAGTAAAATTGTTCTACTTTTTATAAAACCAACCTCATTGTAGGTCATTTTTTATTGATTCCTCAACTATTGCTTGAACGTATTCTGAAAAATGTTTTCTAATACTACCCATAGGTCTTTGTCCGTAAGAATCCCATATTCTTTTATATTCTATTATATTTGCAAATGTTGTTGGACATACAACTATTCCAGCGTACTCTCTTAGAACTGTAGGCAATGGCACATGCTTGCTACAACATTTACACTCTTTTGCTTTTTCTTGATATTCACTCATATTATTTGCATCCTGTCTACCGCTTCTCTTAAATGTTCTGGCATTTTTGGAGCTCTAATCATATTATATCTATTAACTTCTCCATCTACATCTTTACCAAAATCTTGATCATAATTCATTGATTCATAAGTATGTACTTCTACCATTCCGTTTGTATCTGGCCTTGTTCTGCTAATTGAATTAAATATTGATCCACAAACAGCATCTGCAAGGTCTTTAGAACCTTTTCTTGGGTGATCAACCTTATCCCTCATAATTTTTAACTGAAGAAGTTCATCAATTAAAAGAGGAATATGTGGACCAGTTATTCTTTCTTCAAGAATAACCATTGCCATATCGTCGTAGTGTTTTTTTGCAACAGATAAAATTTCTGTATTTATGCCGTATGATTTTAGCTGTTGCATCATATCATGAGAGTTCCATCTATCAAATGTACAAATTGATATATTAAAACCTCTTGTTTTTAAAGAAAGTATATAGTCTTTAACTTCAGTAAAATCAACAGATTTATCTGCAGTTGGTGTCCAGTACCTCACGGCATCTACCGATATTATTGGAGCTGGTTGAGAATATTCATTTGTTACTTTTACATTTACCCATCTATCAACATGTGCCATAGAAACGGCACAGTGATCATGTTTTTGTGCAAGGTCTACGTGTATAAAATATTTTTTATCTGGATCTGGAATAAACCACTCTTCAAGTCTTCCAAATTGATCAACAGCTAAATTTGTTTTATTAAATGCTTTTTCAACCTTTTCTCTTGATTTAAAAAATGCATCAATCATTTCTGGAGGCATGCATGCAAATCTGCCAAGTGCGTCCATGGAGTTTTTGTAAAAATCTACTTTAAAATCTTCTATTTTTTTAGTAGGATTTACTTCCCATGTTGGTCTTTTTAAAGCATATGTTTTTGGATAAAGGTAAGAAATTATATGATCTTCTTCCCATTCAACAGTTATCTCATTACCTACAATTCCATCTGGCAAATCGTCATCCATTTTTAATGTTTTTGTTCTTACAATAGTTTCTTTTTCACCGATAACTGATTCATAAAATTTTTGAATAGGATCATTTTTAAATCTAGGGAATGAAAGCAAAATCACTTTACCAAAATCGGGAAAACGAGACATAACTGATGCACGGTACATATCGTATATAGCATCAGCTGTTTTTGCTTGATCGTGTCCCGTTGTATTTTCCATTGCAAAGCCAGAAATCTCATCAAGTATAACTGTAATAACGTTATAACCTTCCCAAGCTTCTCTTTGTGAGTGACCTGAATGAACTGTAATTGCTTTATCAAACTTCATCTCGGAAGCTTTTTGATCATATTTTCCAGCAAACCACGGAGATCTTTCAATGCGTGTTATAAAACCTTTAAAGAAAACGTTTGACGCTTGTTGTGCGTTGATAGCAATGTTAAGAATATCAATTGAATCCCCTGGTGGTTTTCCATAGTATGTTGCTGGATCTTTAAGGCATAGTAAAAGATAAACCATATATGCAACAGATATAGTTGAAGAATAATCTTTACCAGAACCTTTTCCAAGCTGTGCAATAACTTCATTACAAGTCTGTTTAAATCTTCTTTTGCCTTCTTCTTCACCATAAAGTTTTATAAGTGTTGATTCTTTATAAATCTGAGATGATTTTTCAATTAGTTCATATTGCAATTCTGAAAGTGGTGGTAAGCCAAGATATTTTGGGCTAGTTACAAACTCTATTAAGTCTACTGGCTTTTCTTCAAACTCTTCACCATCTAGAATATCTATAAGGTCAGAAAAATCAAATGACATAATTACATCACCTTTGTTCTAAAAAAATTTGACCCCTTTGGAACTTTTACCTGTGTAAAAAAATGGCCTACAGCAAAGTATCTTACTTCGCTAAATAATTCTGTTAGTCCATGTCTGCATAATTCTTCAGCACCGTGAACTAAAAGATCTCCTTTTTTAGGTTGATATTCTAGGTTATTTTGATTTGGATAAAATAATTTACATCCTTCAAAATCATTAAAATACATGATTGTTCCATACTGAATAAGGTCTGCTAAATCAAAATCATTTCCTTCTACATATTTTTTTGATTCATCTAAAACTTCTTGAAATTCATTTATATCAGAGTGTGGGTGTCTCCATCCACCTTTTATCATTTTAGAAGGCCTTGCCAGATGACTTGAGTACAATCCTTCTGGCATAAAGCTATTCATTCTTTCTATAGCTGGATTTAAAGACTTTATTTTAGTTTTACTTCCATACAAAAAATACATAGGATTTCTTTCTATCCAATCTTTTTCTGGAATTAATTCTATCTCTTTCATTATGTCTTCACACTCTTGTTCAGACAAAAAATTGTGATAAACATATATGTTATTGCCTAATTCTTTAAATTCATTTTTATTGAACATTGGTTATAACCTCTGCTTCTTCAATTTTTACAGACTCAACTATTCCTGTTATTTGAGATAACCTCTTAGCAACATCCATTTTGCACTTAGGGCAGGTAGATGTTACTTCTTTTAATATACCGACCAAAAGCTCTTGCTTTCTTTCTGTTTCTGCAATTTGAGAAGCTATCTCATTATTTTCAAGAACTCCTACTGATTGCAACATAGCAATTCTTTTTGTTTCTATTTCAGAAATAAGTTTTAGCGCACCAGCTTTTACGTTTAGTTGTCCTTGGGTATCCGCATCTTCAACAGTTTTCCAGGCTTCTTTTATAAGCATTGCATAGTGTTGATCTGCTCCAGATATAGCTTCCCTGGCCCTATCACGCATATTGCTATCATTATGAACTACTGATTTCCATTCATCAAGGTATTCAAGTACTTCTTTTCTAGAAAACCCTGTTATAGAGGCTATTTGTGTAGCTGAATTACCTTTTAATAATTCTTCAACTACCTTGTTCATTCTATCAAAATGAATTGCTGGCTCTAAATCTGTCATAAGTTTATTATACCATGTTTTAGTTGACTAAGATCTATTTGCAATTTTTAATAATATTAAATAACCTATAAGGTCATCTATGTCATTATCGCCTGGAAATGCTTGATCATTTTGAATTCTATTTAATTTATCATCAATTCGAACACGAATCTGCTCTCTTGAATCTGCTTTTGAAAAAATTCTAATAGGCTCTAAAGCTGAATTGCCATAAGATATATTTTTTTTAATTAACATTTCTGCTGTCTCAAGACATTCAGAAATAATTTTGTGTCCTGATGGTGCTGCCGTTGCAATTAGCTGTAAATCTGTAATCCATGCCTGATATCCACCATTTTTATTTGGGTATTCTGTAGTCATCTTTTTTTAATTAATCCAAACTGATCTAAATATCTCTGTATAGTCATAGCAGAGACACCGCACTCTTTAGCAATTTCTATTACATTTTTCTTTTGAACTACATATCTTCTGTAAAGCCAATCTTTGCTTTGATATAATTTCATCTTTTTGTCAAAACCTGATTACTATAATGAGCTATACCAAAACTATCTGCAACATCAAAATCTGAAATATGCAATCCATATTTTTTATTAAAATAATCAGCAGTTCTTTGCTTTCTCATATTACGCAATTGATTTTTATACCATGAATCTGCATATCCTGGGTTTGCCAATCTTATTGCAGACTTCTCATCCTTTGTAGGATTTTTGTTGCCAATGTACGCCTGCCATGCGGATGGGCTAATTGTAATAACCTTAGCGCCAGTAGACATGAGCTCAGCAATAACAACTCCATAGACATAAGACAATTTTATCACAGCATCAGGGGATCTGACAAGCACTGCACCTTCTACAGCAATATAATCAGATTTTAATTCATCTAACATAATAGACATTTTCTTTTTAGCATCATATATTTTTTCATATATATCTTCACCTGAAAGATTTATCTTGCCCCATTTTAAAGGTATATCATTTTCCATTAAACAAAATGCTATTGAATTTGTTGAAGCATCTATGCCAAGAACTCTGTGAGCCTTTGTTTTAATTAAACTAGCTAATTTCATTTATTATCTCCGAAAGAAGATCTTTAGCTTTTTTATAATTATTCTTTTGACAACTTGAACAGGTATCTTCAGAATTATATCTACTTAGTTCCGCCTTGCATTTTTTACAATTTCTAAGTGCACCATTTTTTATTGCTTTTTTTTCATAATATTTTTCCATAATCCTTTTATTTGTTGCTATTCTACAGCACTCATCTGAACAATATTTTTGATTATGTGTCTTAGGAGCAAAATCTTTTTTGCATTCTGAATTTATACATATCACAGGCTTGGCACCTCAAACAATTCAATTTGAACGCTACCCAACGGTGTTTCTTTTGAGTAACATTCTTTTTTAATTGGACAATATGTGCATGGCATCTTTGATTTTGTGGCTCCAGCTGGCCTCATTGGGATGTCTCCATCTTTAAAATTATCCCAAACTTCTTGCATCCAAAGAAAAGTGTCTTCAATAATTTTTTTATTTTTTTCATTCATTGAAATAGGAATGATAAGGACCTCTTGTGTATTCTTATTTTCATACAAGAAAAATCCTTCTTTAGCATTTTTAAGCTTCATGTAAGTAAGCAGTTGGAGCATGTGGTTTGCAGATGATTTCATTTCTGACTGCCTTGTATCCCAAACTTCCTGCTTAGCTGTTTTTATTTCACCAATTACTGTTTCACCATCGTACTCCATAATAAGATCTATAAAGCCTTTTATGGGTGGGTACTCATTAACAATTTCTTCTTCTTCCGCTCTCCACTCTGGCATAGTAGAAATAAGTTTTTGAAGTCTTTCATGAGCTTGAGTTCCCTGTGCCATGTTTGCTACAGCAACAGCATCATTTTCATCAATGAATACTGCGCCAGAAAAAGCCATGTACCAATATCTAGGACACCTTCCGTGTCCATATCCCAAAGCACTTGGACTAAATGATTTCTTTGTCATCTCTCCGTCAGCACGTTTTGTATTTCTATAGGCCTCGTCCAAAAGATTAGCAAATTTTTCTGGATCAAAAAATTTACCATTGTACTTTTTGAATTTAAGATTCTTTACTATATCTCTACCCATTTATAAACCTAAATACAATATCTGCTCCAAACCAAATACCAACAATGCCCATTACCGCTGGAAAATATGGTGGGGCTGGAACTGGTAATTTAAAAGCAGCAAAAATTCCGCCAAGAATTGCGCCTGTTAAAGTAGAGAAAAAAATATCTTTAATCATTATGAATTATACCTAACTACATATTTTAGTGCATCTACAAGCTTGTCTATGGACTCTTTTACTGAATAATAAATGTTTTTCTTATTGTTATTTATAGTTCCAGCTTTATCTTTGGCAATTGTTGAATAAACTGAAGCAAGTACTGCAAATTTAGTAGACATTGCTTGCAACTCCATAATTAGGTGCGGAGCTTTTGCTGAAGGAACATCTGGGTTCATCAATATCTTAACAACTATTGAAAGTGCTTTATCTAGATGTTCGTCTTTCATAAACTCATGAAGATCATTAAATTCTGTAATGTCGCTAATAAGCTCAAGCGTATTTTTATCCTCTGTCATTTTTAATCCTTTTGTCTAATTGATTTATAAATAATCCTAGCGGGTATCCTATAGAAAATCCTATCATAATTCCAATAATTAAACTAGTCATTTTTATACGTAACATTCATTGTTAAGTTTTCAACCTCATGCTCACCAATTTTTTCACCATTTTCATTGATAGCTTTTTTATACATTCTAATTCTTTTACCTTGCTCAACATACTCTTGTATTTTTTTAAGATATTCTGGCCTATCTTGAATTCTTTTTGATGGATCAAAAACTTGATTACTTACGTTTATATTTGAATTTTGAAATTGAGCTACTGAAATTGGTAATAAGCAGGCTACATTTGTACCTGCGGGAACAAAATATTCTTTATTTGGTTGATGAAGTTTCCACACTATAGGGAAAGCTCCTGTAAATAAAGATGTAGAAAGTATAGTTGATATAACTTCCGCACCCTCAATAAATTGATTAGGCACTGGAAGAGTTAGCATACTGACATCTTTATCCGTCTTAAATATCAAATTAGTATTAAAGCTTACAGTTCCTTCTCCTCTGCCAGACCAGACAAACTGCTTTCCAATTCTTGCTTCCGCTGGATTTTTTCTGTCTCCATCCCATGAAAAAGAAATGTCTTCTTCAAAATATATTCCATAGCCTAAAGTATTCATAAGCGTAACTGGTGTGCAGTTGTAAGTAACTTCATGCATCCAGTCTCTTTTTGTTTTAAGCTGTCTAATTTTTGCACTTGGCATTCTATCGTTATCTTTGTATACATCTACCTCATACATTATTCTTCTCCCAAAATTCTATTAGTTCTTCTAACACTGTCCATTCTATTATACCAAGCCTGACCTTTGATTCATTTCCTATTATTATCTTTAAAGCTGGATGCATGTCTCTATTAACCTTAAATGTATCTGTACATATTTTAGACCATACCTGTTTGTTTAAAGTAAAGGATGCAGTTGCCTCTTTATAATCAACAACAAACTGTTTCCATTGTGCATCACCTTTTTGATAATCGCCTCTGCCTGAATTTTTTTGTGCTTTAGCATTATCTCTTTTTATTTCAGATCTTTCTGACAAATCAATCCTCTATTTCAACTATTTCTTCAGAAGAAGATATTACAATAAGCTGTAAATCTTTTTTAACATATTCATCTTCTTGTTTTTCAATTTCATTTTTTGTATCATTGTCATTAAGACTATACTTTTGTGTCCAAACGTTGTCCTTGTCTACCTCATAATCAACAAAAAGTCTTAAAAAGTATCTATTGTGACCTTTAAATTCTTTTACACCATGATAAAATGGTTCTGTTGAAGGCATGACTACAGCATCTCCAGGCGTAGGCTTGTACCTATAGCTTTTTTTAGATACTGAATCGTATGCACATATTTCTCCACCATCATACTCATCATTTAAATAAAAGTTAATTGTTATAACATGTCGTCTAGTTTTTATTTGATTTAAAATTGGAAATTCATCAACATGATAGTCCATCAACATTTTATCGCTACCATAGTGATTTTTATTATGATCGTATCTGAAATAATCTATATAATAATTATCTGTATTTTCTTTGACCTTACCCCAATTGGTTATAAAGCTTGGCCAAACTCCTTTTTCTTTTTCAAAATCAGAAAAATAATCACTTTTTATAAAATCAACAGCATCACATATTTCTTTTAAATACAGATGCTCTTTAACAGAATCCTCATTGTTTTTGTTTTTTGGCTCCATGCTTTTATTAAATACAGCATCTTTTCTATGTCCTTGACTATACCAATCTCTCCAGGACTCAAAAATTAAATCTTTGTTATCATTTTCTAAAAGATTAATTAGTTCTTTACTGTTTTTAAATATGTTTTTATATACAACTATTTGAGGTGCAATAACATGTTTTTTCATATTTAACCAACCCTATGAACAGTCTCATGACCTGAACTGCAAGTCCACTTCATTATTAAATTTTTAGAATCCCACAACCCACCATCTACATCGATCTCACATCTAGAACAAGGTCTTGTCCCTGGAAGCTCTTCGAATGTAGAATCGTTTGCAACCTGTGTTTTTTTATTTAAAAATTCATTAAGATTTGGCATTTATTTCCTCAATCAGTTTACCAACAACCTCTGGATTTTCTCTAAGATAAGCAACTGCTTTTGCCCTACCCTGTAATCTTTCTCCATTGACTGTATACCAAGCACCGCCTTTTTCAACAGCGCCTACCATTTCAGCAACATCTAGCGTTTCACCTACTCTGTCTACCCCTACCGACTTTCCTTGATAGTAGAAATCGTATTGTCCTGAAAGATTAGGGGGGCCGAGCTTGTTGTAATCAATAATCCAATTGACTGGTCTGCCAACTCTTTGTTCAATGATTTTGTCACCAACCGCAACGCCAGCCTTAATCGCATTAGCTTCAGCTTCCGAAGACCATAACTTAATGACTGTGGAAGAGAAGAACTTAACTGCCATTCCCCCTGTCGGGATGTGGGAGGCATGCATAGATCCAAATTGATTTCTTTGCTGTGAGATGAGAACCAGTAGTGTATTTTTGTTTGCATAATTTAACATTTTGACTGCATGAGTCATATCCTTCGCTTCTGCTCCGATTTGCTTTGTATCTTGCAAATCTTTCATTTCATTTCCATCTTTTTCAAAATAAATTGCTGGCAATAACGCAGAGATTGAATCAACAACTATAATATCTACACCTGCATCCATTAACTTTGTTGCAACATCAACCATATCATTAACAGTTTTCGCTGGAGAATAAATAAGAGAAGAAGAATCTACTCCCAATTGCTCTGCCCATGATTGATCATATGATGCTTCAGCATCAATCCAAGCGCATGTTTTTCCTTCTTGTTGTGCAAGTGCTATCATTTGCAAACAAAATGAAGATTTTCCAGCTGACTTATTTCCCCATACAAGTACCTGTCTACCATAACCAAGTCCGCCTTTTAAAGCCATATTTAAACCAATACTTGGGGTAACCTGCTTTTCAACCTTTACATCTTGCGCTGCTTGAACTCGTGCTCTTGTTTTTGGATCTAGTCCTGCTAGAATATTATCTATTGTTATAGTCATTGATCTCTCTCTTTGTTATAGTATATCATTAAAACAAATTGCCGTGAAGCTTTGGACGTAGTTTATTTTTATTCATTTTATCTGATAAAATTTCATCTAGACTTTCTGTTACAAAGCCAGCATTTCTCATTGAGGCATACAAGTCTAAAGTTCTAATTAAAATATCTGCCATTTCTTCAACAATATCCCTAGATCCTTTATTTTTTCTAATTGCTTCAAGAACTTCTGTTACTTCTGAATGTACAAGTGCAAGTTTATTTCCAATTACATCAAAATTTTTAGGACCGTCCCAAAAACCTTTTTCAATTGCAGTTTCATGTAATACCGCAGCTAATGCATCCAATCCGTAATCAGTAACTAAGTTTGGCTCATTTAATTTATGATTATTTAAAAATCTTTTGGATATTTTATTCTCGTACATCGTTGCCCTTTAACTTAAATGTAAATGTTTGATTATCAGAGTTATAGTCAACTTCAAGCTCTTGATCTTCTGTTCCTGCATTTAAAAATAAATCTGTTGAGACAACAATTTCTCCCAAAGTTTGTAGCGAGGCAATCAAAATCTTAGGAACGCTTAACGAACCAAATACTTCTTCTGCCGTAGAAACTTTTATATCTTCTGTCATTTTATTTCCTTTATACTTAATGTTCCATCATCTAGTTTAGATAATACAACCTTGCATTTCATTCCTTCTCGCATTTTTGCAAGAGTCATCTTATATAGAGCTGGAAAAGCAATAGCTCTAGTAAGCTCTTTTTTCTTATTAGATAACACAATGTGGCTCATTTGTTTACCAGCTTTTGTAGTATATGGAGTAAAATTTACCACAATGTATTCATCATCCTCTAAGTCGTATTCTTTTCTATATAAATAATCAACAAACATATCGTTAGATTGGGGATCAATATCTGAAACCTTTATATATCTTGCTATTCTATTATCTCCAACTAAAATAAAATACATCTGGTTTGTTTCGATTTGAGTTTGCTCTGTATGAAATAATCCAACTGTTCCACTCTCATCAACAAGCTCAACTCTAGCCCAACCATTTCCTCTTTTAATAGACTTAACCATTCCAAACATAACGAATGAGCCAAGGTCATCAAACTCATTAATAGGTCTGGCTTGTGCTTTAATTCTTGGAGGAATGCCTTCAAGATTAAATGTTGGAATACCTAGGTATTCGTAGTAATTGTCTTTTTCATTTCCTTGCCTTTTGTTATCAGGAAACGCAGCACCGCCGATGGCGTTAAGAGCAGTAACAGCACGGCTATTAATACCAGAACCTTTTTTTGATGCTTTCTCAATAAAGTCAGCATAATCACTGTATGGTCTTCTTTCTATAATCTTATTTGCAATACTGTCTGAAATAAATTTTATCTCAGATAAACCAAATCTGATTGAATCTTTTTGTAAAGAGAAGTAGAGATCAGATTCATTGATGTGTGGAAGTAAAACTTTAAGACCTAATCTTTTAGCCTCAATCAAATACTCTGTTCTGGCGTCTTTGTCATTTTCATTTTTAAGAATTGAGAACATGAATTCCAAAGGATAATAAGTTTTGAGCCAAGCAGTATAATAAGATAGCATAGAATAAGCAACAGCATGAGAACGGTTAAAAGAATAACCTGCGTGAGCTTCAAAGTCATGCCATAATGCTTCCGCTTTTTTCTTAGAAATGTGTTCTGAAGCCCCAGTAATAAATTTATCCTTAAACTGGTCGAACTCTTTTGCATCTTTTTTCTTTCCAATAATCTTGCGAACCTTATCAGCTTCTGCCCAAGTCATACCACCAAGGTGTACGCATGCCTGCATAACCTGTTCCTGATATATAATAACACCATAAGTGTTTTCTGTAAAAGGCTTCATAATTGTATGGCTATAATCTACTGCCTCATTGCCATTTTTTCTATTGATATAAGATGCACCTACAGTATTCATAGCGCCTGGTCTAACCAATGCGTTAGATGCCGCTAAGTCTTCAAACTTATCAATACCCATTTTAATGAGAAGGTTTGTGTATGGGGTTGCTTCTGCCTGAAAAACTCCCTTAGTATATCCATCATTCAACATTTGATAAACCTTCGGATCATCAAGAGAAAGTTTGGAAAGATCAATATCTTTAGCAGATCTTTCTTTAATTGATTTTAGGGTATCGGATATAACAGAAAGTGTTTTTAATCCAAGAGCATCGAGCTTGATAAGCCCAATGTCGGCAACTGTATCCATATCATATGCAACAACAGGAATTCTTCCAGAAACCTTATCTTGTGAATCTTCACGAGACTCTACTGGTGCAAACTTTCTAAGATCATCTTTGGCAACCACAACGCCTGCGGCATGGACCCCTACTGAACGGATTCTTCCACGCAATCTATCTGCGAGCCACACAACTTCTGGGTACTTCATTCTAAATTCTTTTGTATTTGGAGAATCAATAAAGTCTTCAAATGTATCAACAGTCTTTAGTGCACGATTTACTTCTTGAAGTGGTACCATAAATACACGAGCAGCATCACGAACAACACCTTTGTCTTTAAAATATGTATATGTTGAAATTGATGCTACATGCTTAAACTTTTTCTTTAAATAATCTTTAACTTCTTTACGACGGCGGTCTTCAAAGTCCGTATCAATATCTGGAAAGTCATTACGCTCTTCATTAATAAATCTAAAGAACAAAAGGTTATATTCAATTGGATCTACATCTGTAATTCCTAGGGCATAGCAAACTAATGAACCAGCAGCGGAACCACGGCCTGGACCCACACGAATATCATTTTCTTTAGCCCAATTAATCATATCTCCTACTACCAAAAAATAAGAAGCAAAGTTTTTCTTAGCAATAATTGATAGCTCTTCGTTAAGTCTTTCGATGTATGCAGGATCAGAAGCCTTCTGAAGCCTCTCTAAGCCACTTTCAGCTAGCTCCCGTAGTCTTTCATCGGCATCCGTTTTTGGTACTGGTAAAAGGTCAAGGCCTTGATAAAAGTCATAGTTTTCTACCTTATTAGCAATCTCCATTGTGTTTTCATAAATGTCTGTTCGATTAATTCCAACCTTATTAAAGTCTGCTTCAATTTCTGAACGGCTTTGAATAAATAGATTCATATCTTGAAATGAAATTCTACGATCAGGATAAAGATAATTAAATCTGTCTAACATGTCCTTTATATTTCTGGACATGTCAAAATCTGAATCTTTATCTGCTTTTGGAGATGTTGAAAGAATAAGCAATGCTTCTTCTAAAATTCTATCTTCTTCTTTAGCAAAGTGAGCGTCTCCTGTTGCTACCGCTTTAATTTTTAATTCATCAGCTAATTCCAAAAGTTTAGCGTTGATTTCTGGCGGATTATGAGCCTGAACCTCAACATAAAAATCTTCATGAAAAATTTCCCTAAAATTATTGAGGGTAAGTTTTGCTTCTGAAAACTCTTTACGCTCAATAGATTTGCTAATAAGACCGTTAAGGCATCCAGACAAAACAATAATACCTTCTGCATATTCTTTTAATACCTCTCTATCAATACGTGGCTTATGATAAAAACCTTCATTCCAAGCTAACTCTTGAAGAGTATTAATATTTTCTAAACCCTTTTTATTCTTAGCAAGCAAAATAATATGATTGTAGGCTTGAATTGATTTATCTGTTTTAGAAGATCTATCAAATCTATCTGTAGGTGAAATATAAGCTTCAACTCCAAGAATTGGTTTAATCCCTAATTCTTTGGCTGCAATTTGCATATCTCTATGAGATGACAGAGTTCCGTGATCTGTTATTGCTATTGCTGTCTGTCCAGCATCTAGAGCGGCCTGACAAAGTTCTTTAGGTGAATTTAATCCATCCATTAATGAATAATAAGAATGAACATGTAGATGCGTAAAGTTCATTAATATCCGCCCAAGCATTCATTTCTAGTATGATAAAGTCTAATCTTAATCATTGTTTTTTTATTTGGTGCTGTCAGTAATTCATCGCATGTTCCACAGTTCATGTCCCACTCACCAGAAAAAAAATCATAGCGATAACCGCTTTTTTGTTTGCTATATTTTTCAATTCTAAATGCAGTAAATGGGTCTGGTATATCGTATGAAATCATGATGTTATTCTACTAAATAGAATAGGGGCAGTCAATAGACTGCCCCTAGCTATTTTAAATTACCAGTCTACGCTGCTACTTGAAGCAGAAGACTCTTCTGTTTGAGAACCTTCACCAGCAAAAAATGATTCTTGCTCTGTGTAAGGCAGATCACGAACTGCAGTTGTTTCTAAATCATACAATTCAAGTGATGATGAATCAAATGGAGACTCATCTTTTGCAAGTGGAATAATTGTGTAGCTTGTATCAGTTTTTGTTCCTGAACGCTTAATACGCCACATAAGATTTGTAATAGATCCCATTTCTCCTGCGTACTCGATTAGTGTTGGCGTAATTGTTTTTCCGCTTGAGCCTTGTGAAAGAATTGCAACATATGGATCTTCTTTTCCATCATCAATTAAAACGTTAATGTAAAGTCGTGAACGGCCCTTCCATCCAGCCTTGTAATCTTTTCGGTGTTGTTCGCATCCATAGCACTTTCCTTGATCTTCCATTGTGCAAAGTGCTTTGCGACGATAATCTTTTGGATTGGTATGCTCTACTGCAATAAAACCAAGTCCAGCTTTTTCGTTGTATGTTGGTGAATCTGGATCAAGCTCTTGAAGGAAACGAACCTTCACGCTTTCAGCATCTTCAAGCTTGGCCCAACGAGCCTTTACTCCATCACCCTCTGAATATGAGGGCTTGTCCATAACCTTATTTAGGTCTTTTAGTCCTTTAACGATACCCATTGTATCTCCTTAGTTTATAGTTGATGGTATAGATCCATCTGTATTACTTATTATATCACTACCAGCTGACATATTCAATATGAGAAACTGCATTTTTAATACATTGTTTAATTTCTTCGTCTGTCATATCTCCTGCATCTTTTGCATCATGAGGGTATATCTTACCATAATCATAAGAAGCCCACAAGATATCTTTCATATTTAATCTATTAGCAATACTCATTCCAAGCTCACGCCCTGCTTCATCAGCATCCGTCATGATTGTTATCTTGCTAAAGTATCTATTTAATAGCTTTTGTTGTTCAACTGACAATGAGCCCCCTAAAGTTGCAACAACATTTGGAAACCCTGCCTGTTGAATTCTAATGGCATCAAAATTAGATTCAACAATGATCACATGGTCTCCAATTTTTTTAGCACGATGTATATTAAATAATGTTTTGCTTTTTGGCAAATTGGTACTATTCTTAAAAGATTTTCCTTCAATAGACCTACCAACAATACCTATAGGATCTCCCAGTGGGCTATGGACTGGAGTAACAACCATATTCATAGCTGGAGAATATCCCAGACAGAAGTACTTCATGGAGTCTGCATTAATTCCTCTTGACTCCAAGTAATCTCTGGCGTCCTTATTGCCTGCAAGATCTGCATGCAATCTGTCAAGAGTAACCTGCGGGAATAACTCAAACTCTGGATTTTCATCCATCATTTCATTTAATAGCTCATCAAAGTTTTCTAAAGCTTCATTTTGTTTAGAGCCAATAAACCTGAGAGCTTCAAAATCATTTTTATGTAGCACTCTTTTAACAAGCTCAATTAAACTTCCAGATTCCCCACATGCTGGGTTATAGCAAAGCCATGCCCCATTATCACAACTAATACTAAAACTTGCAGTATGTCTATTTGAATGAAATGGACAATACAATAATAAATTATTATTAGCTTCTGATGTTTCCTTAAGACCTAAAGCTTTTACAATAGCCTTTACTTGAGAATGGGCGTATTGCGTGGAATCAATTTTCCTTGCGTTATACCCTCTGATTGCCATGCCTTCTTCTTTCCAACATAAACTCCATAAAGTGTCATTAGGAACACCCATGTTTCTCCGTCAAATTCTACCGAAAAGCTAGGGTCTATGTCAAGTACTCTTGCATAGCCTTTCCCCTTCATGTCTTGAGTTAGTAGACTATCATATTGAGCCCTTACTCTTATCATGTCTGAGTCGTCTTTAAAGTTAACCCTTACTTGAAATCTTTTTATCTGTTTGTGATTCATTATTTTGGAAAGGATTCTCATAAATTTCTTTGACGATACCACGGTTGATATCCCAGTCTAAGTATAGGCCGAACTCATGCCCATGTCGATTCTTACGTGATACCACCTCAATCATATTTGTACCAGGGTATCTATGCACAGCCATAGCCATGTCAGCATCATACTCAATTGCTTTAGACCACGCAACCTGCGACATCATCGGAGGATTGTCTTGATCTGAAACATCATCTGCTGTTGCAGCAGTAATATCAATAATTGGAATGTTATTTGAAACAGCAAGCATCTTAAATTCACGAGATACATTTCGATTTCGTTCAACTTCAGATTGACTTCGCTTATTATCATTAAAAAGCTGATGATAATCTAGGATCACTAAGTCAGGCTTGTGCTGGTCAATCTTTCCCTGAATAGTTGCAGGAGTGACTTCAGTATTACCTTCATTTGAAATAAGAATAAAACTATTTTTATTTTCAAATTTTTTTGCTGACCAAGAACGGAAATCATCAATATTAATGTCACCCTTTGAAAAATCAGAAGCCTTAAATAGTCCAGAGCCAAGCATAGTATAAATACGGTCACGCATATTTTCTGGAGACATTTCTAGAGAAACAATCATGGGCTTAAATCCTTGTTCCCAAGCTTTACATGCAAGGTATGAGGTAAACCATGTCTTACCACGTCCTGGCCAACCAATGGCAACAATTAGGTGTCCTGGAGCCATTCCTGTTGGATATGCAAGATCAATAGCTTCAAATCCAGTTCTAATTCCTGGTGAACCTCCCATTTCTGCAGACCTAATACGTAACAATTCCATATGTCTAATTGCAGCTTCAGAATCTGTAATATCAAGATCTCGAACATTATTTGTAAACTTGCTTAAACTAGCAAGCTGACTTTGCATTTGTTCAAGAACTCTTGAAGCAGCATCCTCTTTTAATGCAGAACCACTTTTTAATAAAATGTTTTTGAGCTTGCTAGAAAGGAATTCATTTTTAAGTGTATCTAAATAATACCCAGTCTCCGCTTTAGTCTCTACTGGTTCAAAGTCTTTAAACTTTTCTTGAAGAATACCAACTTCTGGAACGGCTTTAAACTTATAATAATATGACTTTAAGCCTTCCCAAATATCTTTATGCGACGTAAAAAGTTCATCTACATTATCTGCAAGCAATGTACTAATATCTTTGTTCTTACATACTGCTGAAATTAATGTTGCTTCTGTATTCATTACATTCCGCCTTCTTCAACCATCTTCTTCGTTTCCTCTAGCAACAAACGACGTTTTTCTTTATCTTTTTCAATCTCTATCTTAAGTGCATCCATCTTATCAAAGTTATAAAAAAAGAATTGCAGTGGATGACCATTTTTAGTTAAGCCAAAATAATATTCAAGTAATTCTTTTGCACGATCATATCCTACACTATCAATGACATCTTGCATAGCCCATTTTTCACGAAACTTATTAATGGTTGGAATACGACCATACTTCTCTTTAAATAAAGATTGGTATAAGCTTAAAAGAATGTAAGGACCTTTATCACTTGCCACGCTTGAGCTCTTCTTCTACTTCTTGTGTCTTTTCAATAAGTTTATTTTCAACAAAAGCATATACTCTTTCAGTTGCAGCATCTACATGCTCTCCGTCTCTTACATCATCTTCAATACCAATTCCAATTTTAATGCTTTCATAATTACCTAAATTTCGTGTAAATGATAAATCTACTTTAACTCTAGTTGTCATTTGTGCTCCTTCATATGCCTAGATAAACTGTCATGTCCAAAAACTCCCCAGCGCAGATCCCATTCTTTTTTACAGACTGAGCAAACAATTGATCTTGCCATTACTCCGCCTTCCATACAGGTACGAACTTTCCATCTTCTGTTTTAGTATACAATATAAAGTTAGTTTTGAGAAGTGCTTGTAACTCTGCTTTAGATGGTATTTCAGATGAATGACCTGAATCTAATATATGTTGATGTATATCTAATATGTGCTTTTGATTAAACATATACTTAGACCAATTTATACTATCAGGTTGTCCAATCGGATATATCTTTGCTGGAGTAATTACTTTTCCTTCAAGAATATAATCTTGAATTGTAACCCTATGTTTATTCAACATACTAGAAACTTCAACAATGGTATATGCATTTTCCATATTTTTTCTTACTTGAGAATAAGAATACATAACTCTTTTATGATCTGGGTAACACCAAGCTACAAGTTCATCTTTTGATCTTGATGCACTAAGAACTTTATGTACTTTATCGTTTAAGAAGAAATACCGTAATTTTTTTGATACTCTGTTTCTTTTTGAAATAGCCATCTTCCGAATGCACTCGTTTCTTTACTAACCATCCATCGCTTACCGCACATGATGCAATACAGTTCCATATGTAGTTTTTGAGAAAAAACTCTATCTACAAAAACTCTTCCTTTACATTTTCCACACCACATTATAGTGTAAACAACTTTCCATCCACTACACATGAATAATTTGGAGAAACATGAATCATCTGTACATGTGGATATTCTCCATTTTCAATATGTGCAATAGCAAAACCCTTTTGCCAATCATGGTGCTGAGTATACTTCATTCCGTCACTTTTTTCATCACACATGTGACCTATCTCATAACCACGAAGTGTTTCTCCTTGGCCGCCGTTTCTAAGTTCATATGTAACCATATGTGAAGCAATTCTATGAGAATGCCCTCTAATTAAAGAAACCTGCATGTCTTCCATATCTTTTCTTGCAGATCCAGTAGCCGCAATTGAAAGTCCATGGTGTACGTGAATATCTCCAAAACGTCGTTTTGGTAATTCGTTATAATAAATATATTCATACCCTAAAGAATCAAGAGACCAAAGTGACTCTGGTGTAACATCTTTTGCATAATCTGGTAGCTTCTTATCAATATAATCAAAGATGCGAATATCGTGATTTCCTAATGCAGAAAATAATTGTGCATCTGGAAGCATCTCTCTAGTCTTGGCATAAAAATCTCTTGCCCCTTTTGCTTCATGACGCATCATTGGAACAATTAAATCACGACTATCGTCTTTATGTAATTGAAGAAATTCTGCAGAGCGACCTTCAGTATATTTACTATAGCAAGCTTGATCATCAGTATCTCCTAGATAATCTACTACATCTGGTTTAAACCATTTCATTACCTTAAACCACAAAGCAATCATCTTATCGTCTTGATACGGAAACTGCTGATCGGATGATAACATCCACTTTAAATCGTTACTCATTAAATACCTCAATACGAAAAAAGTCACGGGTACGTGACTTTGATGTTACAGTAATTGTAACATATAGGTTTAAATTGTCAATAGGTTATACTACTGGAGTTCCAGTTGCAAAGAGAACAACGTTAATAGTAGATGCAGATGCTGATCTAAAAAGAACTTGTGCCTCTGTTGTTGTTACACTTGATATCTGTGTAAAAATTTGAGATTGAGCCCATGTTGGTTTTGTTATTCCTTCAATATAAAATTGAACCCACACAGCTGGGGCAGAAGCCCATTTTTGATTTCCAAATTTAAATACTACTGGTTTTGGAGTTCCTGATGTAACCTTTACAGAAACTGGGCCCGATTGCCAAACTGCACTGGCAATTGATTGTTGAGTACCAGAACTGCCAGTATTGTCTAGGACAATGTTAGATACTGTTGCTGCTTTATTTACTGTATTTAAATCTATAACAAGATTATTAATGATTTCAGCAGTAACTGGGTCTCCAGGCTGGATGTTTCTTGATACTAATTCTGTCATTTTTACTCCTGCGTACTATTATTTTCTGATTCTTTAATTTGATCAGTGAGTTGTGTAATTTCTGCACGGAGTATAGCCATATTTGTTTCATACATTGAAACAAGCTGACCAATACGCTCTTGTAGTGCTTGAATTACTAGTTCTGCTTTGTTATCCATTTTATACCTTTTCTCTCTTTTATATTGTACCAATTACTTCTTGAGATTGTCAAGTTCTTTTTGAAGATTTTCAATTTTTAATGCCATTTCTTTAAAAGCTCCAACTAAAAGTACTGGAATTTTTTCATAAGCAACAGCATCTGGAATGCCATCTTTATATATGACCAAATCGTTTCCTGGCAACGCCTCTTCTACTTCTTCTGCAATAAATCCAAGGTGGGTTTCATCTGGTCTATCTGAAAAATCTGCTTTATAATTAAATGTTACAGGATTTACATTTTTAAATAAATCATAAAGATTTGTTGTATCTTTATGTATTATATTTTCTTTGTATTTACGGCTAGAAGCAGATACATAAACTCTTAAATATCCGCCAGATTGAACAATTGCATTTCCAGATGCTGGTGCTGTAGTAGTAGTTCCTAAAGTATTAGCATAAATGCTTCCTCCAGCAAATAATTTTGTTTTTGGACCTCCAGTAACTCCAACAGCATCTGATCCGCTAGCAGTATAGCCAACCATTACAGAGCCGCTTGCTCTTAAATCATTCCATGGGAAAGCGATAGCACCTAAGTCAAAGTTTCCTCCAGATACATACGGGTAGCAGTGAGATGTCCATCCTCCTGTTGAAGAATCATTAAATCCTATAGCACCTAATGAAATCGTTGGTATTCCATTAATACTTCCTGCAGTATCAATATAAGCATTTCCAGCCCCCGCCCTAAGAGTTCCTTTAAAAGTTCCGCTTGATCCAGTTATATTACCATTAAATACTGCATTACCACTTGAATTAATTGAGAACATTGTTGTTCCTGTTGAGTCGTAGGCAGCAATTCCTTGACTATTTAAAATAACCATATTTGATCCTGCTTGTGCAACAGTATCGGTATTTATTTTAAATCCGCTAGATGTTATTGTAATACCATTTGAAGTTATTCCAGTTACCTGATTGGATGCATTTGCTATAAGATAACCACCCGCTTCTAATTTAGTAGAAAGAGATGTTTTTGTTGCATATGTAGTATCAGTTCTTTGAGTCCAAACTGATCCAGTCCATGTTTTGATTACGTTGCCATTTAATGTATCTATCCAAATGTCTCCAACCTTTGTAGCAGTTGGAGCTGTGTCTTGAGCAAACGTCGAGTTTTTTGAGTTTACGGAAGATGCTGTTGCATATCCACTTAAATCTGATAACTTTGCGTATCCACTTAAAGATGCTGCATCAATAGAAGCATTAGTAAATACAGCTCCAGTTGCATAAAGTTTTCCATTTGCATCTACTTTAAATGGTGCATTAGAAGAAGATTGAGATCCTATCCATAACCTGTATGTAGGATCTGTTGAACTTAATCTAACTATTGATGAAAGTGTTCCTGTGGTATCTCCTAGAGTTATATTTCCATTGCTATCAAAAATAGTTCCATTTCTTGATATAGAACCATATGTTTGACCAGTTGGGATATCTATTGTCCATCCAGCTATCGATCCCTTTTTTGCATCTAGCTTTCCATCAGCGGCAGTAATAGACACAGTATTTCCTGTAGTATTACTTGTACTTGTAGAGTCGTATGCAAAAATTCCTTGATCACTAAATTTTACTCTAGCTCCAGTTGTTGCAGAGGATCCAGCATATAATGAACCACTAATAGTGCCACCTGTTGGAATTGCAAGTTGCAAATTACCTGTAAACTTTCCACCAGTTGCATTTATGTTTCCAGTTAAATATAGATTTGTACCATTCCAGTACATAAACTCTGTTGAGTTTCCTACTCTAAATTGTCCTGTAGTAAGCCAAAAATTATTTCCAACATTTGTTGTTGATTTATTAAGAATAATTCCATGATATGTTCCTGCAGTTAATGTTGGGCTTGTAAGTGGATCTGTATTTAAATTAATACTTTGAGATATACCAGTTCCTATTTTAAATAAATCTTGAGATGCTCCACCTATTGCTATGTATGATTTTAATCTTGCAAGTGCACCTGCAGCAGTTCCATCTGAATCTTGAGCTTTAAAGGTAGAAACAGCTGGAGATGTCCAATTTATAACATCGTATGCAGTATAAGATGCAACTTGATAGTAATATGTTGTATTTGGAATTAACCCTGTAATTGTATAAGTTAATGTATCTTTACCAGCTACCTGTGCATATTCCCACAATGGGGTAGTTGTTGCAGGATCTGTTGATGACCATCTTATTGCATACCCTGCAGTTTTTGTATCAGTTGAAGTTGGCCAAGTTATAGTAGATACAACACTAAATCCGCTCAAATCTTTTGAATCAATTGAAGCAACAGCTGAAGTGCTAGCAGGATTTGCAACAGTATATGTTGTATCTATATCTGCAGTTTGTGGTGTAACTGGTCCAGCAACTGCATCTGAATGATTTGCATCTAGCCATTTATCTCTTGCTCTTACTTTAACCCATCTAGGTGTAAAATCAGCTGTATTAATTGTTACATTTGTTGATGTTCCAACATATACAATATGTTCTTCTCCTGCAAAAACACCAGTAGGACTTTCAAAAAATACCATATCTTCTTGTACACTTGTTGTATCAATATCAAATTTAATTCCATATGATTTAAATCCTGGAGTTAAAATTAAATTTTGTACTGGTTTAGTTAAATTAGGAATATCAAAAGTATAAGTAACTGTTGGAGATCTATCGCTTTCAACAATTTGCTGAGTATCTGGATCTTTATATAAATATGTAAAATAAAATTTATATTTTTTGCCTACAGATAATGGCATCCTTATTGTTTTTTTATAAGAATTTGTTGAGGATTGTGAAGCTGCTGCAGCAGCATCTGCTGCAGTTTTTTGTAAATCAGGAGGGACGACTGGTACGTCTACGCTTCCTCCACCACCTAATATGTCGTACATTTAAAATGTTAATCCCAATCTGTATTCTATATCCATCTGCTTACCAAAAGTTTTTATTATTGGTGTTGCTAAAACTGATCTGCTAATTAATCCATAGTCTGACCTAAATGAATCTTCATCATTAATTCTTAATCCATCAAATAAAACTGTAGAGGATCCACTACTTTTTGCTTGCACTCCAACAGATATTTTAACTATTGCTGTATTATCAGGTGACCCACTTCCGTAACCACTGCTATATAAATTATTTAATGTTAATGATTTAATTTTATATCCTGTTGTATTATCTGCAGGATATCTAATTTCATAATAATTATTATTTGAATCATAGGTCCTAATATAAATATAATCTAAATTTAAATCAGATTGATTATATGCAATAGTAAAACTATCATTTGGGCTATATCCTGAAATATCTAAATTTAAGTCATAAAAATATTCTTTATGCCCTGAAGATAAAGCTGTAACAGATGTATAGTCTGTTCCTATGTTTGGCGTAGGAGATGAAATTGTAGTAGGATAAGCACCTGATGAATCTGTCCATAGCTGTCTATTTGTAAACAAAGATATTGCGTTGCTAGAATAATCTGTTGTACCAAAAACTTTATTTGGAAATAAACCAATTTCTTTAATTACTCCAGAGACGTCGACTGGTATTGTTGCTTTGTAAACAACAGCATATGTACTATCTCCAGTTATTGGGTCAGTGGTTATATCCATGCTAGATAATTTCACTGCTGATCTATAAAATTCAAATTCAAGCTGTGTATCGTTAATTGTTGCAGCAGTTGAACCAACACCTATGGCAATATCTTTTTCAAAAGATACGGCTTGTCCTGCAAGGTATTGGGTTAAGTATCTTTTTCCAAATTTAGTTAATATATTTTTAGATGTATATTCATTATCATTAAATATATATTCACCTGAAAATTTAATATTATTGACCATATGCATTTACCCCCACAACATCGGAACCTACGTGATTTTTTATTTCAAAAACAAAATCAACAAATTGATTTTTATTTTTATCTGTTACTATTGTTTTACTAACAAGTACTATATCTTCTAGATTAGGTGCTTGTAATGAACTGGGATCTGTAAATCCTGGGTCTTCCCCACCGTCATCTGGAATTTGATAAGCATCTGGATTATCAATCATTGCTTGAGTTACATCTTGCAAAGTTGATGGGTCTACAATAATATAATAATCTGGCTTTAAAACATTAATTAAATGATCGCCAGGAAACAGGAGCAACTTATGAGGTTTTGCTGTTTCGGATGCGGGTCTTTTTATATTATCTGACATATTAACATTCTACCATTTTATTAAGCAAAAATCGACCTACAAACAATAGTTGTAGTTGGCTGAGTATCTTTATCGTATGTGGTATCTAATGATAATATTACAAATTTTTCAGCTGAATATCCTGTTGGAATTCCAGAGTCTTCTGAGGAATAAACTCTACTCTCTGGATAGGATACTTCAATTATATCTCCGATTTGAAGCAAGGGGTTAACAAATACATCCATTGTCAACACTTTTTGTTGATGTGACCATTTATCCTTCATCCATTTTGCTAAAGCTTTTGCATCTGATTCTGTTTGAATCCATGTAGATTGAAAACCTACTTGTTCTGCTTTTTCTGCATCAGTCAAATCTGGATCAGTATATTCAAATGGATCTGATTGAGATACATAATCTCCTACAATAATAAATTGTTTTTCTTGTCCATTTGCAAGATCAGTAAATACTCCAGTATTATTCATGATATAGGTATCCATTGTAAATGAATCTAGGGCGGAACCAACTATAGTAACATCTGGATTTTGAACAAGGTTTGGGTATCTGGGAAAACCTGGACTTGAATATCGTGTTTGTATTCTTCTTAACTCTCTTGCAACTGGACCAAATTCTTTTAACCACATTGGGCTTTTATCTTTTTGTCCTTGATTAAATATAAAATCTGCAAAGTTTTTAATCAATGTAGATTGTCCACCTAAAAATCCTTTATATAAATCAAATCCTGAATTTGATAAAAATTCTTCTTTTGTTATTGAAGAAGTATAAACATAATCAAATGAGCAGGTGCCAGCACCTGAAACTAATGCAATTCTTTCAGTTAAGTTTAATGGATCTGTATCAACCACTGCAAATGTTTTATTGTTTAATAAAATCTTTAATGCCAATACTTTTTTTGTTCCATTTTGAGGAATAGAATAATTAGCACGAATATCCACTCGATAAAGCTTTCCACCATTTATATTTGTTATAATAGTTCCATCTGTATCTTTTTGTGAATTTTTTAATGGGACTAATTTGCCATTTACAATTTTATAAAAATTAACATCTCTGTAGCTTTTATCATTTTGATAATTTTGAGTAGTTTGAATTGTCAACAAATAACCACTTGTATTATCTGCATTCAAAGAAAATGCTAGTCCTGCCATAGTTCTTTGATCTCCCGTGGCATTACCAGTTTTTGAATCAACTACAAATGGGAAATACATGTTTGTTCCAATAACAAAATTTTCTCCATCTAAATATTTAGCATCTGCAGCTACAAAAGAATATACATTATTTGGAATATAGCTATCTGGAACTGCTGGGTCAGTACTTACAACTGGAGTTCCATTTGGTGAAAATACTGTCATCATTGATTTAGATATTGAATTTAATAAATTATGTGATGTATGATCTACCTGCTTTACTCCATTTGGTAATGTAGTTGTAGTTACTTTAATATCTTTTAATGTAAAAAGATTAGAATCTACAGCACCTGGTGTTTGTGTTGTAATATTTAATGTTCTTGCTTCCCATTCTGCAGCAAGGGCATCTGTATTAGTAGCAATATGTGTTAATGATGCTGTATCTGTAGAATCAACTGTGTTAAACACATTTCTATTTTTTATTCTATATTGTCCAGTTGCCGTAAATGTATTTGGCAAGGCTAGACCCTGATGTTTTTGAACATCAGATTCTGATGTCATCCACATATATTTGACACCCTGAGTAGTATCAATTGGCTGATAAGAATATCCTATTGCATCATATTCTATAACTTCTTTTTGTATTACCAGGTATCCTGAATAGGAGTAAAGCTGCTTTGCTTCCCCGCTTGTAATAACTGGCTCTAAGTTTACAATTCCTTTTGGAGCATACATTGAATCAGATGGAGTTAGATATGCACTTTCAACTGGACCCAAATCTACAGTTAGTGCTGCAGCACCTAAAGTTACTACTGGTGATGAATATAAAGGATCTGCATTTTGTATGTATGATGAACTTAGTTGTGCATTGTATAAAACTTTAATAGCTTTTACTGATGGGACATTTTCAATTGACATAGTTGCAATGTTTGGTAAATTAGAACTTCCAGTATGTGACTTTGATCTAAAAGAAGCCTGAATACTTTTATTTTTAAAAATATAATCTCTTGGATAAAATTGTAATATATCATTATTATCAAATGATGCAATCATTTGAGTATCTTGGCACAAATCCTGTATATGCTGCCACACTGTCTTATTTGGATCTGTAAACCAATACAGAGGTTTTATTGTAGCTGAATCATCATCTGCAAGATTAAAGTGATAATTAGTAAAACCTACTGAATCTAGCAATCTTCTAATAATTGCAACAGAGGACATGTCTTTAGTTATAATGTCTGGCGGCTTAATATATTGGAGCTCTCTTGCTCCATCAAGTGCAACTATAGAAATATCTCCAAATTCACCTGTTGTAAAGCTATCTGTATAAAATTTTCCTAAGTTTATTTTTTCTGATTCTATTAAAACATAAGGTCTTAGTATTACATTTTTATATAAATTTAATTTAGTCTTATCAAATGCTGTTGATTTATCATATACAGAATACATTTGATCATAAGAAAATAAAGACAGTGATAATGAATTTGCTGTAACATTTCCTACTGGAACTAATTCAGCAGCGGAATCTGATGCTGTTTGACTTAATCTTATACTTTTTAAATTTTGAGATATATCAACAACATATTTTGCTGCTATTTCTATTATACCTAAATACCCACTAGCTGTATCAATGGAGTTTATTTGCAGCTTTAAACCACTTAAGTTTAAACCAGCCGAAGGAGTATCTAACTCTGTTTCTGTCCAGGTGTTTCCATTATAATATAAATTTACTACTCCGTTGTCACCGCATGTTAATCCGTTATAAACTATCGATTCAGATCCCGTCAAATCAAGCATTTTTAAGCTCCATGAAGTTGGCTTTGAATGTGAGGTTTCAAATTTAATAGTTATTTTATTAGCTACTGCAGTCTTTGCTGCTGGATATGAAACTGTAAGTATACAATTAGATAAAGATTTATCTGATCCTGCTTTTGGTGTTACCCAATACTTGTATGCAGTTTTAATACTAGAAAAATATAGTCTTTTTGAAAAAGATTGTGATGATGAATATTTAGCATAGGAGCCAATTCCATCTTTTAAAGTTTGTGTAATACTTGGATCCCCAGAAATCATATATTGAATTCCTGCTGATTTTGGTCTTCTAGGATCTATTATGCTAGTTATTGGAAATATTTTTTCAAAAGGTTTATATTCATACCCGCCTTGATCAGCTGGAGCTGTAAGCTTTTGAGTAATAACTCCATCTGGAGCTGTAATTGATACCCCATCAATTAAATCATTCATATTATATTCAACCCAACATCCCTCAAGCATTTTGAATGATTGTGATTGATTTATATATGATAAAGCGTTTGTTGCCGAAATCATTATACTTCTTCCAGTGTGATAGATACGTCCCAGAATTCTTGTGCGTCTGGTAATGCTGTAACAGCTACTGCTTTAGATGTTGTTGGTGTTCCAGCTACAGTTCCAGCTACAGTAAATGCTGTAGTTGTTGCAGATGCTATTGTAAAAGTTCCGTTATATGCTGGAAAAGTTGCACCTGTGATAGTGACTTTGTCTCCTGCTGCAAATTGATTTGATGCAGTATATGTTGTTACTCCAGTTGCATAGTTTATAGCAGTTACTGTAGCATTTTTAAATGTTGTTCCAGTCTTTACATTTCTTTTGACCATCGTAAATGAAGCTGATGTAAATGCCATATAAATAGTTTGTTCTCTGTCTGTGGTATTATTAGGAGAAATCTTTAATCTAACTACACCTTTTCCTTGATTTTCATAAAAAGATTTAATATCAAGTGCTCCCCATTTTCCGTCAACAGTCATTGTTGAGTATGATGGCAGCATTGTCCAGCTTGTACTTATTGTTTTTTTATCTGCAATAAATATCTTTCTTAATGTGCCATTTGCCATTCTTTGAGATTTTTCAATTCTCATTACATCTACAGAAATTGGTGCTCTATTATGTTCAGATATTGCATTCCATACTGGAGTTGCAGCATTATATGTGCTATCCAAATAGATAGCTGACCCTAAAGGCAATGTCATTGTCATACTCTAATACTCACATTCTTTGAGGTTCCCACCATTTTTGCATTGGTAGAATCCATAGTTTTAATTGCAGTAATTGTTTTTCTAGTAACAACATCTGAAAGTTGATTTATATCTCCTGTATATCCGCTAATATTATTAGTAATATTATAAGTTGCTCCACTCATTGTAGCATTATTAGCGTTAGGATTAAATGGATTCATGTTAGCAGGAACCACTGCTTCATTTTTGTGAAGCATAGCAAGCATATTTGCAGGGACCATATTAATTCCATTTTCAAATTTAGGGATATTAATTAATCCACCTTGTGCCCAATTAAAGTCATCTTTATTTGGAAGTCTCTTTAAATAAGTGCCAAACCCTCCGTTAGCTGCAAGCATTCTTAATGCCTCAATACTATCGGTTACTCTTCCATATGGTATTTCTCTATTACCTTTATTATTTTTTGCAAAACTTGACTCAGCTCTTTCTGGAACTGAACCACTATGAATTTCTGAACTTAAACCTAACATATCTGAAAGTTTGTATATATAATTTTGTCTTTCAGTATTTCCAAGTCCATGTTGCTCTAGGTTTACTGGGTTAGAATTTATACCTATTTGTTTTTTAGCAAGCTGCATTGCAATTCTATCTAATGCTGCAGTTTCTTCTCCTGGTTTTACGCTATACCCTAAATCTAAATCTTTAAGCATTCTAGATATTTGCAGTCTATCAACAGAACCATAAAGTTTTTTATTTACATGTAAAATTTCTTTTGTTGCAGGATCTACAGCAACAAGTGGAGTTAGTTTACTTGGATCTATTAAACCTCTTGATATTAATTCTTTTCTATAAGCAATCATATCTGTAAAAGGTTTAATAACACTAGAATTTGATATCTTTAAGGCTTGTCCTGGATTTCTCATCCACCAAGTATCTGTTGAATTTAAATTATAAGGCAGCCCGTTATCTGCTATCATTGAATTTAAAGGAGAAACAATTTTATTTTGTGTAGGTGCCCACTGTCCAAATAAATGAGATTGAACTGGTGCTTCTAATGTAAAGTGCAATGAAGCTCTTGGATAAGCTTGATCCGTTCCCATATTATGATCTCCATAAGTATTGAGAACAACATTACCGCTCTTATCACGAATTATTGGGAATTTAGTTGAATGTATTACTGGAACAGTTGAAGGATCTGCAATAATATCATTCCAATTTGGATTTCCTGCTCCTGCTGCAGCTTCTTGTTTTCTAAGTAAATCTTTATTCTTTACAGCATTTAAATATTTATTAGTTTTATATGTTATTATTTTTTGAGCATTTTTATTTTTGTTTAAAGATGCTAATAGCATTGCAAAGCCATCAGTTGTTTCTATTGAAGATACTCCACCACGCTTGTTTATTGCAACAGAGGCAAGCATACTATCTAAGAATTTAATTTCTTTATCTGAAATCTTATTTTTACTGAAATTATTTAATAATGACTTTAATGTTTTATCTTTTGGATTTAACTTTAAAGCAGCTTGAAGTATTCCTATAGGTGTAGTTGGAACAATTTCAACCCCAGAACCAGCAAGTCCAGCTATGTCCTGACCACTGCCCTGGAATGCAAATTTTGTTTTTCCTAGAGTATATGTTGGCAAGATGTGTTCATCTTTACCAATTGTTACTTTTAAATTATTTCTTTTGTATATAGAATTTACAAGCTTTTTATATTGTGTATTACTTAATGTAGAAAGATCTTTTGGTGTAAGTTTTTGTGCAAGATTTGATGATACAACCTTATTCAATGCTGGCTGTGTTATTTTCTTTAATAAAGGACCAGCTAAATGCCCAGCAAATCCCATTGGTACTGATAGTCCAGCAGTGACTGCAATATTCTTTAATGAGTTAGCAATGCTCATATTTGCTAATTCTTTTTTAGCACTAAATCCTTTATCTGTGGAGTGTGATCCACCCTTAACTCCAAATTGTGATCCATCTTTAGCTAGACCAACTAAACCTTCTACAAGACCTGCAACTGATCCTCCTACAAAACCTGCTCCGCCTCCAAATGGTAATCCTGAGACTCCACCTTGTAATGAATCATATGCAACTCTTGCTAAAGCTCTAGACCATTTTGAGAATCCTGAAGCATTTTGATTTGCACCCCATTTTAATGAAAGTGCTTTTTCTCCTTCTTCCATTGTTTGCCATAGTGCAGAGGATGCCATTATTGAAGGAATCTTCTTTGCAAAAAGTCCTAAGAATCCACCAAATCCAAATTTTGGAATCATACCGCCAAGTGCGTGTCCCTTTATTTGTCCTAGTGGATGTCCTTTTATTCCAGTAAAGAAATTAGAGAATTGATCAACTTTTGGATTTCCTACAACATATTTTGCTCCGATATAACCTGCATTAATTGCATCTTGTATGGCTTGATCTGAGAATTTTGCACCATTCATTCCATATGGATATCCAAATTTTGCCATCTGAGAAGAATTTGCAAAACCCTTGCTCTTTAAGATTGCAGCTATTGCGGCTGGAGTTAATTTAGTTTTATATGTATTTGATCCATATCTTTGATTAGCTTGATATTCTGAGTTTAAAGCAAAGTGCGTAAAATTACCTAATGTTTGTTCTTTTCCTGCAGCGTAATCATTTGGATGTAATAAAGACGATGCTAAATTTGGATTAGTTGAATTGTGTGTTCCAATTTTTAAAAACTTTAATGCTTCAATGATATGAGGAACATTTTTAAGAGAATTAAATATTGCTCTTCCAATTTCAACAACTGCTCCGCCACTAACAAAATTTTGAACATGTCCTCCTGTTGCAAATTTTTGTGTATTTAATCCATCAAAAAAATCTTTTCCGTATTTAGATACAGATGATGCACGAATTACATATTCTCCATTAGATAAGTATGCAGGTATTGAATCTGAAGTTGCAGTTCCTGGGCCCTTTACATTACCTCCACCATCATAGTTTCCAATTTGTCCACCTTTAGCGTAAGCAATAACTTGCCCATTATCATTAAATGCAGACCATTGACCTAACTGTTTTTTACCACCTTTATCTTTAAATACTAATCCAACAGTTGATTCACCCATCCAAACGTACCAGTTGCCATCTAGTCCTTGATAAGGTGTATGAGATTTTATTCCTGCTGCTGCAATTGCATTTGAAGTTACCTCTTGACCTGAAGTAAATTTATTCCAGTGGAACCAACCTTCTTTTCCTGAAGCTGGAAGGTGAGGTAGATTTGGATTTCTAACACCAGGGTCTTTTGGTGTTAGCGTGACTGTTGTTTTCTTTCCAGATGAGTCTACTCTAGTTACGCTGTCTCCAGCTTTTGGTAGCTTGTCATTTGCCGCTAATACTGATGGGCTAGTATCAAGTGTATTTTTTCCACCATTTTTATCTAAGATAGCTTTTTGCGTAACGATAGTTACATTTGTTGCACTAAAATTAGAAAATGCATCATTCATTGTTTTAAATGCTTCAGCTGCATAATCATTAGCATTTTTAACACCCTTTGGAATTAATCCCTCATTGGTCATAGCTTCTGTTAATTTGCCAAGTAGGCTCTTATAAAGATCTGGGTATTTCTTCATTAATCCATCTAAATCTGTTTTATTATTAATTAATGCTAACTTAAGATTTGCTAAAGCGGTATTTACATTATCAATACCTTCTTTTTCTTTTCCTATTTTAGTATTTAGCTTAGATAGATTTTCGCTTGCGAGAGCTGCTGTATCTGAAAGTTTTTGTTGATTTGCTTGAAGTGAAGCAACTTGAGCTTCAAGTGGAGCATTTTTTGCAGTAGTTGCATCTTGAATATTTTTGCGTTGTGCATCATATTGCATTTGGCTTTGAAGTCCTTGTATATCAAGGCTTGCCTGTTGAGCTTGTGCAGTATTTCCAGTTGCTAAGGCTGACTGATATTCTGCCTGCTTTTTAGCAATTTGATTAGATAAATCAGATTCTGCTTTTGCTGCATCTAATGCTTTTAATCTTGCATCTGCAAGTTTATTATTTGCATCAATTTGTTTTTGTAGTGATGCAATTTGATCTCTTGCACTAATTTGAGATTTGACAGATTGTCCCATTGCTGCTTTGGCATATTTTTCTTGCAATATTATATCTGCCTTTAATGTTGCAGTTTGTTTTGCCATTATTCCATTTTTTGCACCAGTTGCTGCAGCAACGCCAGCATCTACTGCTGCTTGAAGTTTATAAAGCGCATCTACTTGTTCTGCATTTAATTGAGTTAAATCACCAGTATATCCGTGAGCTTCAATTCTAATTTTTTGCCATAAACTTAAGACTGTATCTTGAGTGCTTGCAAATTCACGAATAGCTGGATTTGTTTTAGCAAGCTCATTAATTAAATCAAGAGAAATCTTTTGGTGGCCAGTTCCAATAGCTTCCATCTGTGCTTTAATAGCATCTGCTTGAATTTGTGCTGAATCAACTGTTTTGTTAGCTGCTCTGGCAGTTTTTTCTGCTTCTGCAGAAATTCCTGCAATTCCAGTATCAATTCCATTTATTGCTGTATATAGTGCTGCTGCTTGTGCTGTTACATCACCTAGTCTGGAAGCTGTATCAAATCCCTTTACGCCAGCCACTCCAACATCTTTTGGAGTTTTAATGTTAGTAAAATCTTTATTTGCGATTGTTGCAGAACCTGATTGAGCTTGTTTATTAGATGCTGCAATCATTGCATAAATTTTCTTTGTTGCATCTTCTGCTGACATTCCAGCAGCCATGAATTGAGTTTTAAGTTCTACTGCAATACTATTAACATCTGATTTTTTACTTTGATTGAATAACTTGATTTGATCTGCATAAGTTGCTTGAACTTCTTTTTTCAAAGCTTTGTATTGTGTTATTGTAAGATTTAATCCAGTACCAGATGACGCAAAGTTTTCAAATAAACCTTTTCCATTCTCTTTAGAAAGTTTTGCATTTTCCATTACGTCTTTAATCGTTTGATTAAAATCTTTATACTTAAGTCCTGCTTTTTGAGCAGCTGCAGCAGATAATCCAAATGCTGAAGCTTGAAGTCTTAAAGTCTCTTTATGATTTTTCCAAGAACTATAAGCTGCAGATGCTGCTACTGATGCTACTGTCAGTGCAATATTTAATTTACTTATTCCAAATACTGTGCCCTTTAAAACATCGGGAAGAAGTTTACCAGCTCTTGCAAGTAATCCAGTTTTTGCTGCGGCTGTTTCTGCTTTAGCCCCTGCTTCTACAGCTCCTTTTGCAAAATGACCTAATACTTTTTCTCCAGCTGCTGCGCCAGCAGACCAGCCAGCTATGCTTCCAATTAAATCTCCGTATGGTACTCCTAGTGAGCTTAGTAATTTTCCTCCTAAAAGAGAACCAACCAATCCTGGACCTTGTGCCAAAATACCTTTACCTATGGTTCCCATAAGTCCATAGTTATGTTTAGCAGAAGTTATTCTGCCACCCAAAGCGTATCCTGGAATTATTCCGCCACTATTTTTAGGAACAAATAACTCTGGGCCTTTTTCTCCTACAAGGTAAGGTCTTCCAGCGTTTACTGGTCCGCCGTTTTCACGAGCTGCATCATATACTGCCTGAAGCTGTAGATGCCCCTTAGAGGCTCTTACAACCTTAAACTTACCTCCCATGTATACTTCGCTCTCGTTGACCTTTACAGGGCCTTGAGGGGTATTAAATGTTAATTCTGGGAAAATCTGTGAAGCAGGAACTGCATTTCTATTTTTTACATTTGCAGTTAATAATACATCGCCAAATCCAACCGCTGTATCTTTATTTGTACTCCAAGAAGAGCGACGCATGATAAATTCTTTACCAACTAAATCATCCCATCTTCCAGCATTTATTAATTCTCTAATAACTGGTGGCAGGCTTGATGTATGTTTTACTCCACGATGTAGTGTTCCTGTAAATTTTGTTCTAAGTGCTGATAAATATGATTGAACTGCAGGATCATCTATAGCAGCATAATCTCCTTGCATATAATTAAATAATGCTGATCTAGCTCTAGATTCAAGTGTTCCAGTTTCAAAAGCTGGAGCACTTCCTCTTTTCATAAATCCTAATTGATTGCTATAAATAACTCTTGGAGCCACATGTTGGCTTCTTATTCCCATAGCTCCTTGATATCTACCAATTTGCAGAGCTCCATGAAGAGGATCAGTATTTGCAAGATCTTGATAATAAGAACCAGGAAGTGGGAACTTTCCAGCAGGTTTTGCTGGATTATAAATAGTAGGCTTTTGTCCGTTTGGATATTTAGCAAACTCTCTTTGTGCAGCAAGCATTTCTGCTTCTGTCATTCCATGCTTTAACCAATTTTCTGGATTTATTCCTAGGGATGATCTATTATAAATTTGTGGATTTTTAGCCATGAATAGATTACTATTCATTATTCCATAATTATTTTTTCCTCTACGGATAGTTCCGCCAATCATTCCTCCGAGGTTACGAAGTATTAATTGACCGCCTTTAGGCATCCATCTTTTATTAGATGCAACTGCATCCATGAACATTTTTGTAAAGCTTCTTTGTTCTTTTGTTGGAGGCGTTATACGATCTTTTGCTAAATTAGCAGCTGATGGGAATCGTGTATCATGAGATAATGTTTTGGCTATATCTTCTACAGTTACATGTTTTCCAAGGCCAGTTTTTTCAATCATAGATTCAAAATCGCTAATTGCTTTTGATTGTGTTACATGAACAATATCTGGAAGTAATCCTCTTTGTTGAAGTTTAGCTGCCAAGTCGTTTAACGAATGAGGCATTACTGCAGCAACTCCAAAGAATCCTCTTGATCCTCCGCCTGCAATTGTTCCTCTTCTGCTTAAATGACCTCTAACGTTTCCATTTAAATATGGAACGCCCTGGCTATTTATTCCTGTTGTTTTTGGAACTGCCTCAATTAAATCTTTAATAGAAGCAAAATCTTTTCTTAATAACATAGATTTTCTAATAGAATTTAAGTTTCTATTTAATGCAGTGCTTCTTGCTGTGTCTTGACCACCTGCATCTACACCCAATCTTAATACGTCTCTTCCTCCAAATTGCTGTTCAAGCATATCTGTTTGCATTTGTCTTATTCTAATAAATGCATCTTGGCTTCCACGAGATTTATATTTAGCGTCATCAAAATTACTTTTTGCAATATCAATTGCAGTAGAAACAGACATGTGATCTGCTAATTCAGCTGCATCTAGCATAATCATTCTCATACGAATATTTTCTTCGTATCTTGGATCATTTATAAATTGGAAATATTCTTTAAGTCTTGTCTTCCAGTATTTTTCTGTTGGTGCTGGCAGTCCATATCTTGTTCTTGTTAAACCAATTTTTCCACCTGCCATATGTTGAGGTAGCGGTGTTCCATTATTTGCTGCATGAACAGCAGATAATAACTTAGGATTATTTTGAATTCCTGCTCCAAATACTGTTTCTTTTGGAGTCAATAATGCGGTTATTTGTCCTCCACCATTATACGTAGAAGATGCAGCAGCAACAAGTGGGGCATTTCTTGGATCCATGGATGCTGCTTGATTTAATACATATCCACCTATGGGAACGCTTCCCATTCGATCATCATATTTAATAGATGCTGGGCCAGATACTTGTGTTTTTCCTGCATTAAAGTTTTCAATCATTCCACCAGTATTAAACTTAGGAGTTGTTGTATGAATTGAATACCCTGCGCCTGATGTTTTTACTCCACCTAATGCTCTAGCAATTTTATCCACAAGAGTAGAAACTTTTCCTTTATGAAATAATTCTTTCATATTAGACTTTCCATTTGCATCTACTGCTGGTTGTGTAGTTAAAGGAACTGTTTCTATATTGGCAGTTCTGCCTAAATTAGATGCAACTTGAGTAGTTGTAGTTGCAAGCATTGATTCTACTTCAGCATTTAATGCGACAATTTTTGCTCTAGCAGCTTCTACGCTAATTTTATTTGCTTGAACCTCTGCAACAATTGCAGCAGTTTCTTCTGCAGCCAACGTTGTTATTGTAGTAAATTCTGGAAGTAAGGCTTGATAAGATTGTGCTAATTCTTTTGTAATTGTTCCTGTTGCATTTACTTCTGTTTTTAATACTTTTAGCTCTGCCTCTGATTGCATTGATAATGCACCAGTCATTGCATGCCATTTTGCAGCTTCTTCTGCAACAATTCCAGTAGATACACCATTAATAGAAGTAAGTCCTGGAATCTTTGGAAGATCAGAATTCATATAAGCTTGTGGATTTTTTCCAATTCTAACATTTACTGGTCCAGGATTTGGGACAACTCCAAAAATTGTTCCAGGCTGTTCGCTTGCAGCAGGAATCAAATGAGCCATTTGTCTTGTATAAGGTTTTCCAGCTAACGGATTATTTTTATCTACAACTCTACCTGAAGCAGATTCTACTGCAGCTTGTCCTGGCAATATAACACTATTTGCAACAGTGGTAATTGCTGGATTCATTGCAACTTTTGCTGCATTTGCTCTTAATTCTAAATTATTAAATGATTGTGTTAATGTATCTACGGCTGCTGTAAGAATATTAGTTGCTTCTGCATCATTATAAAATGTTGTAGATAAACCTTTACCAGCTTCCATAGCTGCAACAATTTCAGGTGTTAAGAGCTTAAATCCTTGTCCACCCTTAATTAAAGATTTAAGGTGGAAAACTCCTTTAATTACATATCCAACAAAGTTGCCTAGAACACCAGTAAGCATGATGAGTGGACCAGCGACTGCTGTAAGTCCACCAAGGAAGCCTAGGGCTGTTTTAATAGGTGCTGGAAGTTTATCAAAGAACTTAACAATTCCATCTACGATTCTTAATACATATGTGCTAATTGTTAAAAATTGTTTTCCAACTTGAGCAAGATCTGCTTGAACACTTGCAAGAGCTCTTTTATATTTACCTGATGCAGATTCTGTCATCATGCTTAATTCTCGACTAGATACATTTGCCAAATCTTGTGAGCTAGCCTTCATAAGGTCCATAACCTTAAGTGTTTGAGATCCTTGTTTACCTAAATTAGAAAATAAAGCATTCATACGAGCAAATTGGAATTTACCAAAAAGTTGTTCTAATGCTTGTTGTTTCTTTAATGGATCAAGAGTATCTAATGCTGCTTGAAGGTTAAGAATAGTTCCTGTTAAGTCTCCTGCATTTTTTGAAACAATTCCTTTTAAATCAATGCCAAATCCTGCAAACATATCTGTTGCAACTTTAGTTGGGTTTACAAGAGAAGCAAGTGCTGACTTAAGTGCATTTGCACCAGATGAGGCGTCAATGCCTCCTTCTTTCATTGCTGTTAAATAAAGAGCAAGATCTTTTACGCTTCCACCCATAGCTTGAATTACTGGGCCAGCTTTTGGAATTGCATCTGTTAAATCTTGAAGGCTAGTAGACGTCTGGTTTTCTACTGCGTTAAGAAAATCAATAGATTGAGTTAATTGATCTGTATTTTGTTTAAATGTATTTTGAATAGCAAGAGTTGCTTTCATTGCAGACTGTCTATCAATTTCACCTAAGACTGAAAGTCTTGTTGTTTGTGTGGTAGAAGCAATAAGATCATTACCTTGTTTACCAGTAGCTGCCATATCAGCTGCAAGTGCAATAGTTTCTTTATATGCAACACCATATGATGATGCCATTTGCTTTGCTGTTGCAGCAACATCTTTTTGTACTTTTGCTAATTCAGATGAAGATGTTGCAGCTAGTCCGCCATAAACTTTAGTTAATCTTACCATTTCGGTATTTGCATCTAAGAAAGCTTTTTGTGCAGCAGCACCAAACGCCGCTAGTGGGACAGTTAATCCTACAGTAAGCTGACGTCCAGCCCACTGTGTATTTTTACCCCAGTTAATTAATTGATTTGATCCATCAAGCATCACTTTGTTCATAATTGATGCTTCTTGTCTTGCTAAAGCTGTTTTATTTTTTATTTCATCAAGACCTTTTGCAACCTGAACATTGTATTGCATTATGCCTTGTGCATTTTTACCAAGTGGCTGTACGATTGCTTGCTCAAGCATTACTTGCTGTTTAGCAAGGTTTTTTATTAATCCGCCTGACTTTTGAGTATGATCTTGCCATACTCTAAAATATTGACTTAATTTTAATTTTCCAGTATCTAAGTTTTTTCCAAACTTTTCTACATCTGAACTTAATGTTACAAAATGAGTTGAATACTGTCCAGTGGATCGCAAAGTCTCGGCGAAAGCTTTGTTCATTACGGCAATCTGGTTGCCGAGCTTTGCGTTAGTTCCTACTGTTGTTTCTTGAAGTTTTACGAGTTGGGCAGTAACTGCAGCTAATTGAGTTCTTAAACTCGAAAAATCTGCATTGGCGGTAATAAACGTCGTTAAGTTATTTTCTGCCATATTACTATGTTACTCTATAGAATATCCTAAACCAGCGTCAATACCAAACCCTGCATCATCTGCAAATGAACCTTGTAATGAGACTACATCGTCTGCTGATGCATCTATTCCTAAAGCTCTACGCTTAATATCTTCGAAGGTAGATCCCTCCTCATTATTATTTTCACCTAAATCAATTCCTTGAATTGAAGCTAAAAACTTTCGTTTTTCAGTTTCAGTTTTTTGCATTGCTTTAAATGTTGTTATTAATTCTGGCATTGAAAGATTATCTTCTAGTTCTTCGTAATTCTTCCAATTACCTAAAAGAAAAACTTCTCCCTCTAAAGCGGCTAGATCTAGTTCTGACCAGCCAGAACCGCTGCCGCTAGAAGGTTTGGGTCGTCCATCTTAATTCCACCACATACTTCAAGAATGCGGTTAATAGTTGGTACATCAAGAACATCTTCAAATGCGTCTCTATCAACTACCAGTTCTGGTAATTGCTTTTCTAGTGCTACTGCACATGCATCAATAAGAATTGTTAGTGTTTCATCTTCTGTTGTTGCATCCGCTGTCTTGCTGATGGCTGCCATAAACTTTCTAAGCTCTTTAATTGTTAAAGGCTTAAGCTTAACGTTAACGCCATTTGCTAGCTGAATTTCTTCAACATCATATACTGTAGTTGCCAATTTAATCCTCCTAGGATTTAGTCTTAATTATTGTATCATATTCAAAATACCATGGCAATAGAAAACCCCCCAATTTCTTGGGGGGCTCTATTAATTAATATTAATTAATTATGCTGGAAGCTTCGAAAGAACACGGTCTACGATGAAACCATATTCCTTACCTGCGTGAGCTGAGTCACCAGATGGAAGCAAGCGGAATGTTACTGGGAATGTTGATGCTGCGTTACGAGCCAAAGAGAACTGTGACTGTTGTACAGAAAGAACACGACGTGCATAATATACACGCTCAGTAGCTGAAGCTGCTGCAGATGTTGGAGCTTGTCCAACTGCAATTAATTGACGCTCTGTTGGAGCCTCACCAAGTGCACCACCAGCAAGTCCGAGGACCTTCTTAGCTGCATCTGTTGTTGTATCAAGTGTTGATGAACGCTGACCAAATACTGCAAGAACGTTCTCAAGAGTACCTTCTGCCATTTCTGTTGCGATCTGAACTTCCATTGTCTCCTTGAAAAGCTTTGCTGAGTCAAGAAGCTGATCAACTGTTACTGAACCGTATGATGGGTTATATGTAACTTGAAGACCGTTGTTTGTGTAACCTACGTTACGGTAAGCTCCATCTTGTCCTACACCTGCATCAAGATTGTTAAGTGTATCTGTATAAGATGTACCTGCTGCTTGTGTTGTTGCAGCTGCGAATGCTGGAACCTTGTTATTCTTTGTAGCTGTACCTGCTTTAGCAACTCCAGCTTCGAAGTCGCCGTAATCTGCAGATGTAATATCTAGTGTTGAAAGAAATAGTGGTGAAGCACCAACGAGAATATTTCTTGCATTACCTGTATTCTGTGCCATTGTAAAACCTCCTGTTAAATGAACATATATATATTAATTTAAATCTAAATCAAAAGCTGGCTAGGCTTTTTTCCTCTTACCCAATTTTAGTGTATAATGGCCCCAAAAGCAAGCTAGGCAAATCTGCCGTCTGGCCCAGTTATTCTGGAGTATTTGACCTCTAATATTATATCTGCAGATAAGAAGCCCTGAAGCTCTTCGGATGGAGTTATTGGAGAAGACTCAATAATATGAATACTATGAAATTTAAGCATTGGCTCTTCTTTAAATTTATTAACATCTCTGGCGGATTCATCCATTCTTCTGAATAAATCTGTCATCATATTCCTGACCTCATAAATGTCATATATATCTGTTGAATATACTGTGAATAAAATCTTTTCTGTACAAATAAGCCATATATCCTCATAAGAAGATCCGATCTTATCATATACAATATGCTTTTTCCCGCTTAAAAATTGATTAAGTTCTGGTTGTTGCTGAATAGGAATGATTGGAATAATTTCCATACCAACATTTTCACTATAATATTCATTTATATCAAATATATTATTTCCTTTTAATTCATTCCATAAAAATTTACGAAGCTCAAAAGCTGCATCTATTTTGTAATTTGTTGTCATAATGCTCCTCCAAAGGCTTTCTTGAGCTCATAGTCAGCCTCTAGTCTAATTTTACCAGGTGTGAAGCTATATTGCATTTTTTTTATTCCTAGTGGTGTTTTTAAAGCCTGATTTAATCTTGAGTTAAAAATGTTTTGAAGGCCCGAACTTTTTATTGAATGGTTAACCATTTGTCCTCCAAAATATTTACCGTAATGTAATCTAAATTGATTACTGGAGGCTTTTCCTCCAGGACTTTTTACAGTTACAGATGTACCTTTGGGCATAAAAATTGTTGTTCCATTTAATTCAAATACAAGTCTTTCTGCAGAACTTGGACGAATAATTATAGGCATTCCTGCTTCCATTACAGATGCTTTATTTGCAAATATATATTTTTTCTTTTGTTTTTTATTTTTTAAAGGTACTGATGTTTTAGATAAACTAAAATCATATCCTATTTTAAAAGAAAATCCATTTACTGATTCATCAATTTTATTTAATTTAAAAAGTCTTGAATTTTCTTGACCTACTTTATTCCATTCATAGACATGATGAAGAGCTGTTGGCTTTACTCTTGCTGAAGAATCTATAAATTCACCAAAGTCTTTATTAATTTGATTGAAAATAGTAGTTTTAAATAAATTTTGAAATTCTCTATTTGATGTTAATTTGCCTATTACATTTGCTTGATAATAAAGAAAAGCTGATATTTGTGCAACTGAAGTGTCATGTATCATTCCAGATGGGATACCAGACATGGGTTTTTCTAAACCGCTTGCTGTACTTAAAAGAGCAACACTAGAGTCCAATTACCTGATTCTCCGATCTACGGGCAAGAGAGTTATATCCTAAAACTCCACCAAATGGATCTGTAATTGGAGTATTTCCCATTAATTCAAAAACTGTAGGAGTTTCTGTTGGATAGTTTAATTCTGTCCATATTACTTTATCAAAAGCATCTCTTATATTTGTAATTTTTTCTCTAATAGTTACTCTTGCTTCCGTTCTGATTTCAATCATTTGTTGATTTACATAAGTATTTCCCATTGATTGTTTGTCAGCAGTTCTTGAGGAAGAGTTTGTAATAATACCCTTTGCATAACAAGGTAAAGTTTTAGAATATATCCATGATTTTTTCATAGCCCCAGTATCTGGGTCTTGTATATCTTGTTGAATATACACATCCATTTTCATATTTAAAATAGAATCAACAAGATTATTCATTTAAATAAGCACCATTTTACTTGTTACATAAGGAAGTAATAATTGATCTACATAATTATTACCTGTACCAGAAAAGGTTGAGCTATTAAAATCAAATTGCCAGTCAAAGGTTGATATGCTTTTAATATATTTATTTCTCCACACTTTATCTTTTGAAAAATAATCTTTCATTAATTCAATGCATGCAATTTCAACATCTGATGGTACAGAAGACCATCCGTATTTTCCAGTTATTGTGTATCTTGCATCTTTATTAAATAACCCAGCATAATCATTTATAGTTGGAGGCACCATACCATTAGCCGTATATACAGCATTATCAAGCATGTTAGCTCTATTTACTCTGATACCAAAATTACTTTCTGTAATTTGTACTGGTATTCCCCAATTATTTACATTATTTATATTATCAATCAGCAATATATCATTTACAGAAATTTGATCTATCTTTTCTATTCTATTTGGAAGAGATAAAACATCTGTACCTGCGCCATAAACAACTGATGTATCTTCATAAATATAAAACTTTTGCTGAGTATATTTTTCAATTACTTTTCTTGCATATTTTTCTGCATCAATAAGTTCTGAATAAGTTTTATGATTTGGATCCGAATAATCTGATCCAAGTCCAAGGGAATCTATTGATTGAGATATGTCTGTATATGGCTGAATAATAGAAACATCATGTATTTTAGAAACAGGATATCCCTCTACTTCATAAACCCATTCAGCCTTTAATTCTTTTGCGGAATCGGTAATTGATAAATCTGGAAATAAATTATAAACTCCAATGTCAGTCTCTGATGCTTCTGCTGTATCTGAATATACTAACGTATTAGATATAGAATCATATAGGTTAACAGTTGGTAGGCTATCTGCATTAACAGTTTCGCCTTTCCAAAATACCCTGTGTTTTATTGGTGAATTTGTTCCTACTAATATTTCCATTAATTTATATTAACGTTTAGTTGTAGAAGTCTTGAACTTCCTTTGGTGTCGCTAAACGAAAACCCTCCTCTGAGTCAAATATTTTTTGAGCATCATCTTCTGGCATTGCAACAAATGGGTGATCTTTAGTAAAAGTATATCCTTGAATATCATATCTAAAGTTATCTCTAGTCATTCTAACTAAAACTGTTCCCTCGGCATGTGCCTTTGGATCAAACTTTGGAAGAATTTCAATTTCTTCTGTATCCTTTTCAATTGCTTGCAAAGTACTTTGATATACATCCCATGTGACGCCTTCTTCAGCTAGTGCTGCTATTACATCTTTTTTATTCTTTCGTGTTTCTGTGTCAACTGCAAAATCTGTTGCAATTGCCTTTAGCTCGGCTACTTTTAATGTGTCAAATGACATATTTATTTCTCCTCTTTCTAGGTTCTTTAATTATAGCATTGTTAAATTAAAATGAAAAGCCCCCAAAATTAATTGGGGGCCTTTCTTGCAAGTCAATTCTAATTAATTAGGAAGCGACTTTAACGTTCTTTACAACTACCCAAGCATCTGCTTGCTCGATCTGAACGCCAACACGAGTATACATTGTGTACTCGATTGAGTCCTTACGTGGCCAGAAGAAGCGGTAAACAGTTACATCACGCTTGATACCAATAACAACGTTATTTGGGAATGTCAAGTGGATATCACCATGTGAACCTGATGGGCTTGAATATGTACCAGTTTGTGTTTCTGGAAGCAATGGAACTTCAACGATTGGAATACCAAAAGCGTATGGAGCTACATAACCTGCTGGACCACCAAGAACAGGGACATCACCACGGATGATGCCAGAAGCAATATCCTGTGGGTTAACAAAATTCTCTGATGTAGAGGTCTTGTATAGATAATCCTGAATCAAGTTTGATCCTGAAAGGAAGCGAAGGTCTGTACGACGTTGCTTGTACTTACGTGGAAGTGCCTTAAGTGCTGAGTTAAATACTGCACGAGAAATTCCCGCACCAGCTGCATCGACTACGTGACCGCTTGTCTTTGCCTTCTTAACTACACCATCAAATGACTTGTAAAGAGCATCGCTTGAAAGAGCTGTATCTCCATTAAGGATAACATCTTCAATGTCGTTACCTGCCTGTGTTGCCATCATTCTGGCAATGTGATCTTCAAGATCAGCACCTTCAATGTTGTCTTCTAGAGACTCAGTTGAAAGTTCCCAATCCATGCGAAGCTTCTTTGTTGAAAGAGAAATCTTTGAGAAAGTTACTCCGCTGTTTGATGCGGTATTCTCGCCTTCTGATGCAAGCTTTACAAGCTTCTCACCAATAGACATACGATCAATCTCTGTTGTGTCAGCCTTCATTCGGACAGTACGTGCAACTTTACCAATTACGGTAGCATCGAACATATAGTCCAAGAATCGTGCTGATTGTTCTGGGTT